GTTTGAGCTAATTGGGAATGTTGTTTATCATAGATTGTAAATAGGCTTGATGACGTTTTGTTTTAGCATGTTGAGCTTTATTGCGATAAATATAACTTCCTCCACATTCACATTCAAATTTTTTATGTAGTCTCGCCTTATTTTTAGCCTTATATTCTTTATTGTAATTTTTATTATATTCTTTGTATTTTTCTTTGTGTTCCTCTCTATAGGCTTGTAAAGCTTCTTTATTTTTTGCTCTATATTCTTTATTATATTCTGCTTTAGCAACTTTATTTTTTTTATAATATTGCTTAACATTTTCAGCAACTTTTTCCTTATTATCAGCATAATATTGATTTGCTTTAGCTTTGATATGCTCTTTATTTTTCTGATAATGCTCTTTTTTCATTTGTTTTATTTCTTCTTTATGTTCTTCACGGTATTGCTTTGCGTATGCTTTGTATTTTTCAGGAAAATTTTTCCTATATTCAGTATTAAATTTTTTCTGATCACTTTTTCGTTCTTCTTCTGTAATATATGGGCGTTTACAACTATTTAAATCAGCTTTTTTAGTTTCAATCCATTTACGCTCTATTGCTTCTGCTTCTCTTCTAGTGCAAACAATATTTTCTAATTGCACCATACTCCAATTATCCCAACCTCCAAACTTGCGTATACATTCGTAAACAGGATAGTTATAACAATTTCCATTCTCATTGGTAGTTCGTTGTTTGTGACAGAACTTACGTTGTTTCCAGCAGCGTGTGCTACCAACATAATTATGCGATACATCCAAATCATTACAAACAATATTGTATATAAAATAATTATGCTTTTTCATTTTATTATTGGAAGTGGATTTTTCAATTGTAATCTTTTGGTTGATTTGGCTCATTTTTGCGTGTTCAGTTAGAGTCGTCATTTATGGTTATTTTTAATCGTTTCTTTTTAAATCAATTTTTAGTATAAATAAATATTCTATTAAAATAATTATTTATACTATAACACACCTATTATGGTGTTAAAAATCTACATCACCCATATCAAAAACACTATCATCTTTAACATCAGATGATAAACTATACTCCGATACGCGTTTCTCAAAAAAATTTGTCTTGCCCTCAAGGGAAATCATTTCCATAAAATCAAAAGGATTTTCTGATTTAAATTCCTTAGTGCAACCAAGCTGAACAAGTAAACGATCTGCAACAAATTCAATGTATTGGCTCATAAGTTTACTATTCATACCAATAAGCTTACATGGGAGTGCTTCACAGATAAATTCTTTCTCAATAGCAACTGCTTCACGAACAATTTCTTTAATTTTTGTTTTATTAAGCTTTTTGTTTAGCTTATGAAAAAGCATAACAGCCAAATCAGTATGCATACCTTCATCACGACTGATAAGTTCATTACTGAATGTTAATCCGGGCATAAGACCACGCTTTTTTAGCCAGTAAATAGAGCAAAAAGCTCCACTGAAGAAAATACCTTCAACACAAGCAAAAGCTATCAATCGAGCTGCAAACGAACTACGATTATCCTGGATCCACTTAATTGCCCAATCGGCCTTCTTTTTAATACAAGGGAAATTATCAATGGCTTCAAATAATTTCTTCTTCTCTGCATCATCTTTAATATATGTATCAATAAGTAGAGAATATGTCTCAGAATGAACATTCTCCATCATCAATTGAAATCCATAAGCTGCGCGAGCTTCAGGAAGCTGAACTTCTGATAAAAAACGCATTCCGAGATTTTCAAGAACAATTCCATCCGATGCGGCAAAGAAAGCTAAAATCATCTTAATAAAGTGTTGTTCTTTTTCAGATAGCTTCTCCCAATGGGCCATATCTTTTGAAAAATCAATTTCCTCCGCGCGCCACATACAATCAAACATTTTTTTGTACATTCCCCACACATCATGGTGTTCAATTGGAAAAAGTACGAAACGATTTGGGTTTTCTTCGAGCAATGGTTCTCCGCTGTTTTTCGACATCCTAAATAATATCAGTCAAGATTTAAATATTTTTAAAAAAATATCTTTACTACATTTTAGACTATGACTTATTTTTTCAATTACTAATTTTATTTAGAATTTTGGAAGGAGTATAATAAATATTTATTTAAAATATTTTCATTTTTAAAATTATTCATTTAAAATTATTATCCATGAATATTACAACAATGAGTATTGCAAATGAAACGGCAGAGAAAGACAAATTAATTAAATTAGCAAGTGAAACAATTTCAAAATTAAATGAAAATGTAGAAGAAGTTGGAGAGAAATTAAGAAAAAATACAAGAAATAAAGCATTAAATAAGAGTTCTTTGAATAAATTATATGATAATTATTGTAAAAGAGGTGATTGTAAAGATATAGATGATGTAAATAATTTACTCCAATATTTAGAAGATAGCCTCTCAGCAACAAAAGATGAAGATGTTAAAAGTAAAATAAAAAACGCTATTTCACAAGTAAAAAGCACTCTTGAGATAAAATATTAATGATATATATAATGGGAAATACTAACTGTGGATGTTCAAGAAAAGTAGGTGGTAAACGCGTAAAACGCGGAGGTATGGGATGCAACAAAACAAGAAAACATAAGCATCCTAAGAAAAGAAAGTCAAAGAGTAAAAAAGGAGGATGCAACTCTTGTGGATGTGAACTTATGTCTGGTGGTTACAAATATGATCGACGTTCAAGTGTTGAAGCTGTAAAAAGATTAAAGAAACGCGTATCAAAAAATACAAAAAGTAAGGGTAAAAAACACGGTAAACATAGTAAAAAGAAAAGTAAGACATCAACTAAGGGAAAAGCGCGTAAGTAATTATACCCATCTTCCATAAATTTGTCTTTTCATTAAATTTCTAGGATTTTTTCTTTTAGTTATCATTTTATTATAATATTTTTTCCATTTTCGTTGAATTAATTTCAACCAAAATGTTTTTGGAACACATATTGTATATTCCCCAAGATCTAATCTTTTAACTATTTCTATTTTGTAAGAGGGTATAATATTTTCCCAATTCCTAATTATTGGATGTGTTGGTCTGTTGGTATCAATAACTTCAATTATATAATCATCATTAAAGAAATCGTCCATATCAACTTCTAAGCAAAGTAAATAAGATGTATGTATAAGTTTTTCCTCTTGTTCGGTAAATTGGTTTATTTCATTATCCCATCCGTGAAAATTAGGATTAAATAATTCACAATATGCTAATTGATACGACATTATTTAGGATATACTTATGTATATTTCAATAAATCAATTTTTTTATTTAATTATAGTATAATGAAATTAAATAAAATGATAAAAAGTGATACTTTCTATTATGTAGCTGTTGCTCTTATGGTTATTAATATTCTTGGATACGTCAGTGTTGGTTCTGTTGAATGCGTTATTGTTTTCGCAATTGCAACATATCTCTCCAACATGTACACCAAAAATCGTTCCCTAGATATTCTTATTGGTCTTTTTGTATCTAATATTGTATTTGGTTGCGGTCGTGTTAAGGAAGGCATGGAAAATCCTGAAAAAAAGATTGAGAAAGTAGCTGCTGATATTATGACTGAGGCTAGAGATAAGGAATCTAAGAAAGAATGCAAGCCTGGTGATAAGGAGTGTGCTGCTAAGTTAAAGGAAGCATCCAAACACCTTTCTGATGCTAGTAAAAAGGTAAAAGAGGCAAAGAAAAATTAATTCTTTAAAATTATTATTTTATATAAATTATATATAATAATGGCTTTTAACATTTTAACTAATAAATACGTTTTATACACAGTTCTATTTTTAGCAATTACAAATGTTTTAGGATATCTCGCAATGAAAGATTTTGAATCTATTATTCTTATGGTTGCTGTTGGTGCTCTTACACACCACTTTAACAAAAATATGACCGTTGTTCTTAGTGCTGCTATCTTAGCTACAGCAATTTTTAAAACAACAAAACGTCCTGCATGGCCATGGTATGAAAGAGAGGGTTTTGAGAATAAAGAAGGATTAGAGCAAAAGAAAGAAGAAAGAAAAGATTTAACTCAGGAAAAAGAAAATATGGGTGTAAGAACTCTTCAAAAATTAGATAAGAACTTAAGAAATGCAGCAAATAAACGTAATGAATATGAAGCTGCTGATGAAAGTGAAGAAGATTTAGTAGAAAGTGGTAAGGATAAGAAAGATTACGCTAATTCAATGGAAGATCAGATTAATAACTTAAGTAATATATTAGGAAGTGATAAAATGAAGAATCTCGGCAAAGATACAGATAATTTAGTAAAGA